CTTCACCCTCACAATGGGGGTGAAAGGTTTGAAAGAGACTTCGAAGAGGAGGCATCAGAAGAGATACCTGCGGAAGATTCATCATATGAGATCCCAGAGGATTCACCTGCGGAGATCCCTGCGGAGGGAGTAATTGAAGAGGATGCACCTGAGACAAACCCACGTTCGAAAGGACGGAAAAAAGCAAAATAAATGAGAGGAGATATCACATTTATCAAGGGCACTGGAGCAAGTAAAAGAGTAGCAGCTGGTCAAGACTTTATATCAGGGCTAATCTTCTACACGGCTTCTTTGCCTTCTGGTTTTACTACGATCAATAATATCAAAGCGTTATATTCAATAATAGACGCCGAGAATGCAGGCATTGGTGTAACCTATTCAGATGAAACGAAAGCGACTGGTGTTTATACCGTAACTGCAGTTGGCGCCGTTGGAAACACGCTGAATCTTACAGTTAATGAACCTTTGGGAGTTGCTGTTAATCTTGGAACCTACACTAAGGGGGCTGCAGACACAACCGTAAATTTGATGGCTACGGCTATAGCTGCAATGATAAATGCAGGAACTTCTACGCATGGCTATACTGCATCTGCTTTAGTTGCAGCCGTTACTATCACTGCTAGACCTGGACTAGGAATATTTCTAAATACTGGCTCTCCTCTGGTTGCAACATTAGGATCAGGATCGACAATCGCCGGCACTATTACAGCCTTTACAGGTGGAGTAGCTTCTAAACAGGGAGTATGGCATTATCATATTGCTGAGTTTTTCCGTGCTAATCCATCAGGCCAGCTTTGGGTTGGGTTCTTTCCCGTTCCTGGAACATATACCTTTTCTGAGATCACAACTTTACAGACTGCAGCAGCCGGGAATATTCGGCAAGTTGGGATATTTAAGGATTCAGCAGCTTATGCAATTGGAGATTTAACTGCTATTGACGGTATCATTAAGATATATAACGACGCAAAGCATAAACCCCTGAGCGCCTTATATGCCGCAGACATGAAGGCAATCTCTGACATTACAACTGTTGCAGATCTTTCAGTGCTTACAGCAAACAAAGTGAGTTCGATCATTGGGCAGGATGGGGGAGCATTGGGGGCTGCACTATTCCTCACAACAGGAAAGTCTGTAACTCATCTAGGAGTCGCTCTAGGGATGCTCTCTGCAAGTGCAGTAAGCGAAGACTTCGGAGAGCCGGCCAAATTCAATATCTCAAACGGTACTGAATGCGACATTCCGGCTTTTGCCAATGGACAGCTTTTGAGCGATCCGCTACTTAGTGATTCTGCTTTAGATGCTATTGATTCTAAGCGTCACATCTTTGGTCAGAGATATGTTGGGTATGCAGGGACATACTTCAACGATAATCATACTGCAATCACCATGGCTTCTGATTATGCCTACATCAATGACAACCGAGTTATTGACAAAGCGATCAGAGGAGTATATGCCTCTTTAATTCCTTATCTGAAAAGTAAGTTGTTGAAAAATGCAGACGGAACGCTGGCAAATACCACCATCGCATTTTTGCAGGGCCAGGCACTATTGACACTCCATCAAATGGCACGTGACCAGGATTTGGGCACTGTCTCTGATTCGGATGTTTACATCGATCCTACCCAGAACGTTACTTCCACAAGTTTATTGATCGTCAATATTCTGTTGAATGAAAACGGTATTGCCAGGAACATTCAAATTCCAATAAGTTTTAAATAGGAAAATATGACACCATTAATTAACGGAGTTTCATACAGTTGGAGTTCGATTTCTCTTGTGCTTTTCGGAGTTCCTGTAGCAGGGATTAAAAGCATTGAATTCAAGAGGAAACAGGCTAAGACTAATAACTACGGAGCCGGTCAAAAGCCGGTAAGCCGTGGATATGGTAAGATTGAATTTGAAGGTTCAATTGAGATCTTTCTGGATGAGTGGAAGAAAGTAATTGCAGCAGCTCCCAACAGAGATCCACTATCAATAGGATGGTTCGATATCCCGGTTCTTTATGGAAACTCTGTCGCGGATGCAACAATGGATACTTTGAAGGGTGTTGAATTCCTTGAGGATCCTTTTAACGCAAAGCAGGGAGATACCGAATTGACAGTTAAATTACCATTAATCATTGCAGATATTTCACGATAATGAGCGAACCAATTTTAACAGACGACCTCACGGTTGATGAGATTTCAGAAGTTGAGGCAATTGCTGAGGGGCTTGCAAAAAAGTATAATGTTGCAAAAGTTCATGCTTACATCGGAGTTGATCCGGTAACTAAGGAACGTGTGATTGGGTACATGAAGGAGCCCAATTATCCTCAGAAGATTTTCACTTTGGACAAAATCGCATCGGTGGGGATCTTTGCCGCTGGAGATGAGCTGAGAGAGGTGCTGACTTTAAGAGAAGAATCTGATCCACGCACTTACGGAACATCTTCAAATTGTGATGGGTTCCGGCTTGGAATGACTGGAGCATGTGTTCCGATCGTCAATCTGATTCAGAACAGCTTTAAAAAAAAATAGCTGATTTAGAGATTTCCAACACGAGCGCTACGCACGCGCGAATGGCAGCTCTAATAAGGGGCTGCCATTCTTTCAATAAAAAAGATTGGGCCGAAATCATTGAGGATGAAGATGAATTTTTAACCCTTTGGGTTCAAACAAAGTATTATCTCGAAACAGTTCACCAAGTTCAATTTAGCTAATGAGCAACATAGTCGAATATTTTCTAAATCTAAAAGACAATCTCTCCCCGGGAATAAAAAATGCAACTGAGCAGGTAAAGCATTTGGAAGGAGCGCTCAGTGAGGCTAAATCTATGGCAGCCGGAATTGGCACAGCACTTGGAATTGGCTTTGCAATTTTTGAAGGGGTCAAGTTTGCCAAGGAGGGACTTGAGAAAGTCCACGAATTACATAAGGCAGAAGCGGCGCTCAAGAATACCATGGAGAACATGGGCACCTACTCAACGGAGGCATTTGAAAAGACAGTTGAGGCCGCTAAGAATTTATCCTCTGGAATTCTTTTCTCAAGAACCCAGGTTATCGAGTTGCAATCTCAATTAGGATTAGTCGGCACTATCGGAGAGCAAGAAATGNCNCGGTTAACAGCTGTTAGTGCTGATATGGCCACTAAGTTCNGTATGGGATTAANTGAAGCTGGCAACATGCTTGCCAAGGCTGTGAATAATCCAGAAATGGCTAGAAGGCTAGGGATGACCCTGAAAATTGATCCAGTTGTAATGGACCATATTCAAAAGTTGGCAAAGGCAGGTAAAGAAGCAGAGGCACGTATGGAATTACTCGCAATTGCTGAAGGTAAAGTAGGAGGAGCGGCAAAGGCCGCATTTGATGTAAACCCAATGAACCGGTTTAATAAAATAATGGGTTCAATGCAGATAAGCATTGGAGGGCTGGTAAATGACCTGCTTGAAGCTTTAGCACCTGCTTTAATAACTATTGCAGAATCAATGCGGGATGTAGTCGGATTTATTAAGGAGCACATAGAAGCTATTTCAATTCTTGGGGGTGTATATTTATCTTATAAGGCAACTGTTCTAGGATTAATTGGCGTTCACAAAACGCTTTTATTTTGGCAGGGATTATCGAAAGCAGCGGTAGAATTAAAAATTATATGGGATATGTATAGCATTGGTGTATTAAATGGTCTTACTGCCGCTCAATGGGCTTTAAATACAGCAATGGCAGCAAATCCGGTTGGTCTTATAGTTGCAGGGGTTGTTGCTTTGGGTGCCGTAGTATATGAATTAATTCAGCATTTTGGGGGGGTTAAGAATATGTTTGGTGCAGTTTGGGATTTCATGAAAGAGGGAATTTGGGTGTTAGTTCGTTGGTGGCAAGCTCTAGGAGAAGTAATCTGGGGAGTACTCACACTTGACATTGATACATTTAAGCAAGGATTATCGGACATAGTAAGTAACGTCAAAACTACGGCGCAAGATGTTGCGAATATATGGAATAACCAAGATGCACATGATGGTAAAAAATCCAAATCGTTAATTCCTAGTAAGCCTGGGGATGCAGGGAAACCTGGAGCTGTTGGCGAAACTATTGCAACCCCGAAAACTAAGGCAGAAGGGCAAAAGACTATCAATATTCATATTGCCTATAATGCTCCATTGATGACTGGAGGATTCACCGTCTCAACAAATCACTTTCATGAAGGCCTTGATCAGCTCAAAGAAAAAGTAAGTGCAATACTTGTTGGTGCTACGCATGATAGTTTAATGGTTGCTGATTATTAGGATATGACGACAATAAGACAATTTATTATCCCTCGAATTACCGCTACTCAAGTCGCGATGATTGGAGCACGGGCGGCCGGTGAAATAGCTACCAGCATTGCTGCTGAAGCAAGAAGAAATGCTCCACGCAATAATCCTTATACTGGTCAGATTGATCAGTACACACCAAATGCTGACTTACCTATTAATGGTCATTCTACTGATTTTGGAACCCCTATCTGGGATGAAGTAACATTCGGAACAGT